CGCCCATTCGAGTTGATGCCGTTGGTCATTGCCTTGATTGGCGGTGCAAGCGGTGCGCTTGCGTGCCCTTAGTCTGGCCTCACTTGCCTTAGTGGCAGTGATAATGACACAATTTGTAACAGTCCAGCATTTCACGCAGCCGTTCTCTGGGACTTCGGCGAGGTGGCCACATATCCGCTGGCCACAGGACGATCATGTATTTAGGCCTTAAGGGCTGGCCCGCTTGTTGCCGGGCCTCGCAGCACCAGCGCCGCAATGATGCCCCCTCAGTTGCCTTAGCGCAAGCAGCAACGGATACATTCCGGATTGTCTTTAGGTTTGGATGATAGGAACTGTTCGGGCTGGTTCTTAATCCTCACCATCCTCATCAGTTTGTATCATTGACATTTCAGCACGCAGCTCAGGGTCAATAATCCACTCCTCCTCGATTGCCCAGATGTTTAATACATTCATGCGGGCTTCTTCGTCTTCGTCGCAGTTAACACCTTCGGGAACTTTATCAGCTAGGTATTGCAAACGTTGCCACGTTTCAGCGAGGGTTTTATGTATCAGCTGCTGCTGAATCTTGGTCTTCTGGGATTGTCTCATTGTTGGGCGACAGATGTTGAGAAGAATGTAGGCCAACACTGCGATCTCAGCGATGGGTACGTTTGTACCATGCCAAGGCGTGTCAGGCCTGCTGAATTGGCCCCCCTCCCAGCGCATTAGATACCGGATCTAATGAGAACCCAGGCAGAGCTTGCGATTCCAGCGGCCGCACCCATTCAGGAGCGATGGGGGGCCCGGTTTATTTCGATGGGTGGGGGGTATAGGGGGGCAGGGCTCGCGACGCATTTGGCGCTATCCCTTTGGAAATTTGTGGCAAAATACTCAGACCTTTTCAGAGGCCTCTCTGAGCGCCTTTAAGGCCCTTCTAATGCTATCGGCCAGGGTGGCATTCCCCTTAGCCTCCACAGCCCTTAGAGCCTCTTCTAGGGCCCCCTCACGAGGACTTTTCATTGTTCAATGCAAAACGGGCAGTCATCCTCATCTCATCGAAGAAATCACTCCCGCTCTCTGAGTACACACCCTCAGTCAACGGAGGCTCCTTCACTTCAGCCTGTTCAAAGGCACGAATGGCCTCATCAACAGCAACGGTGGTCTTGTAATCAATGACCTTGTCCTGCAACCAGATCAACAGCCCATAGACGAGGAAATCAAGGGGCTTCACCAGATAGGGCTGTAAGCCCTTGTAAGCGTCTTTAAACTCATTTAGGACCAACCTATCCAACATCAGCCTTAAACCCCCTTAGAGACGCTTCTAGGGGCCACTGATGAAGATCCTCCCCCTCCCACTGATCAACAGGAGAAGAAGATCGACCTTCAATGGCTTGACGACATTCGTTGGCAAGTTGTTGAAGGTCAATGGCTTTGTATTGGGTATTTGCGTTGAAGCTCATCAGTATTTGACAACGACAACCGAACTGGTCTTGGCGTCAAAGCTGCGGTCTTTGGCTTGACGATCTGTGAGTCGACCAGAGAAGGTCTTACGGGTAGCGAGGGACGCTTTAGGGAAGAGGGCCATTGATACAACCGAAATAAGCTTGAAAGACAGTGGGCAGTGCCTTACGGAGTGTCTCTTTGCACTGAAGGGCGATGATCTGGTGTTCACGCTGGGTGCCATTACCAGATCGCAGATCGATGTAATGCAGCCAGGAACGGACACTGCCAGCCATGTAGAGGCGGGTTGGAGTGGCTAGGGGGAGTACATCCCGAGCACACTCCTTGGCAATCCCAGCAGACACCATCTCCCGGTAGATGTCTTCTGTCTCAGCAAAGAGGCGGGAGATACGACGGGTAAACCCCATCACCACAGCACTATCGAGATCATCGATGCTGTTCTGACGGTTCTTGGTGTCTTGACGGCGGAGCTGAGGGGCTCTAGCGAAGTCAAGGCTGGAGACATCGGCATACCGCTGAGAGAACTCTTGGAAGGAGAAGCTCCGATGGCGGAGGATCTGAGCAGCGATAGAACGGGTGGTGTTGATCTCCATCACCACATGAGCCATTTCAAAGGGAGACCAGTGCTGGTGGGTGATGAGGTAACGAATCAGTCTCTCACTATCAGGATTATCCTGATTCTGAGGGTTAGAGACCCTGGCACAGTAAGCAATCAGCTCTTCTGCTTTAGGAGTGACTGAGATCAGAGAAACATCAGACATAGAGAGTGGGTATACGGCTATATATAATATGGAGGATGATATTCTGTCTTACAAAGTAAGCGGCTATATTCTCCCATATATAATATATTCTACTTATTAGTGCTGTCTTGTTTTGTGTGTGTTCTCTTCACCCTCCCCCCTATAGTCCCCCCTCCCATGAGGGGGACTGTGTTCTATGAGGGGGAGGAAAGGGCCCCGTCTTTCAGGGCCCTTATCACCGCAAAATCCACACTGAGGAGCACCACTTCCTCAGCGTAAGCGGACACCTAGGTGCTAACGAGAGGGAGAAACCCAGTCATAGACTGGTTTATTGCCACGTATTGCCTGTTTAAAGCTGAGGCCCAATACAAGGCAATCTGTGGCCTGTTGTGGTGCCTCTAGGAAGGCTTCCTGCATGGCGGTCCATTCCTCGTGTCTGCGTAGGGCCTGGGCCTGGTAGGCGGACTGAGCGAGGGCATCGATGAAGTACTGAACGCCTTGAGAGAGAGCGTCAATGCGGTCATCGTGCTTGACGGCTCCCTTCTCCCGGCACATGCGGGACATCTGGTACATGAGCATGTACTCCAGACGCTTTTCAGGGGGAGCGTCTTCGTTGGACTTGTAGTCGTACTCAAAGACCTTGGGGTCAATGATGAGCTTGTGTTGGTTCATCACCGGCTCCAGGGTGTCGATGATGCGCTCTTCCTTGCGGACGGTGGCTCTGACTTCTTCGATGTCGAGGAGAGCCTGGGCTTGAATGGCGTGTCGCTTGAGGAGCTCGGCGACCATGCCATCACCGAAGTTGGATTCGACTAGGAGTTTGGTTGCGTTGTAACGCTTAGCAAGACGAACAATGTCAGAAAGAGTATCGTCAGAGTACCCATCTTTATAGGCTTTTAGGGAACGGAGGAAAATGTATCCATTAGCTTGGCTAACGACACAGGCCACAGTTTCATCACTGCCTCGTCCTGACGGGTCAATCGATACAATCGTTTCATCGTAAGGAACGATTCCCTCGTCAATGAACATGGGTCCATAGAAGCGATCTCCAGGTAGGCCCACAGCAGACAGTTCTTTAAGGCAATAGCGTGGATCAGAGGACCAAGCATATCGTTCAGCGCATTCAGGACCGAGAGGAGTAACGATCAGATCAGCGAACTTCAGAGGGAACTTCTCAGCGTCCGTCATGCTGGTATCAAGCATGAACTGGAGCATGAAGTTGGAGCGCCCCATGGCGGCTTCCCGCTCTAGGAGATCGGAGTCGGTGAAGCGATCATCGGTTGGCTCCCAGGGTTGGGCACCAGCTTCGATATCTTCCAGCAGCTGAGGCGCTAGAAGGCCTTCATAGCGGCCATGGTCCCTGGGATACCTAGCGGGCCAAACAAAGGGCTTGTAGGACCTCTCAGCAAGCTTTCTGTAGACGGTGAAGGTGGACTGTGGAGTCCCCAGGAACATGATCCGACTGGTCTCATCAGGGGTCAGGATCGACTCGGCTTCTGTGACCAGCTGCAGCAGCTTCTCGCGCTGCATGTCAGTGGCTGAGTTGAGGGGGACCTCCACGTCATCAAAAATCATCAAATGGGCACGGGAACCAGTCATCTGACCGGTGATGCCCACACTTTTCACAGAGGGTGCCTGGTGGGGCTTTGCCGGCCCTACGTCGAAGGAGATCCGCGACCACCTCTGGTCGTCTGATTTCGGCCCCAGATGGGAGAGCCAAGAAATATCGAGAATGAGCTTCTGACAGAAGATCGAGAAGTTGTCGGCTCGTTCCTTCGAGGCCGAGATCACCATCACCTTCCGATCCGGGTCGTTGTAGAGAGTCCATAGGACAAAGGCAGCGGTAATCCAGCTTTTGCCAACACCACGAAAGGCGGATATCTGCAGACGCTTCGGCCCGTGCTGTAAGTAGTCCGCAATGGACAGCTGAGCCCTTGTTGGTTTGGGGAGACCAAGCTCCCGCCAGATCAATGTCAGGAAGACCTTGAAGTCTTCTCTGATGCGGCGATCAAGTTCTTGAACATTCATGCGAACGGTACCTTGGCTCCAGTCGGGAGGATCCGCTCCCAGATCGGGGAAGGTCGGAAGGTGGGACTGCCTGTTGGTTGTGTCATTCCAGGATTCCAACCAGGAGATGGCAGCGGGGTGTAAGGCCCCTGAGGCCCCATGGGCATGGCTTCACTTTTGAAGAATGGAATCTGGAAGAGGTTCTTTTTTTCCGGTACAGGCGGTGGGGGAGTAGGAGGGGTCGAGAAGAGCTTGTAGACCTGATTGGCAGCGTCCTGGCGTTTCTCAATGTGAGGGACGGACGGTCGGAAGTAACCCGTGCCCGTGGCGGCAGAGCCGGTGAAGTACTGAGCAAAGAACCCCGGAGAGCCTTTGGCCGGGGAGTTCTCAAACACACGGGTCCACCCGCTAAGGCTGGCCCCAGGCTTCAGGTCGTGCTTACCGACGTATTCCTGAACGAAGTACTTCAGCTGCCACTGGATGGAGTTGGGATCTTGTCCAGCCCGCAAGGCAGCAGCACGCGCCTTGTCGTAGGCAATGCGTCGCTCGCCTGTGTACTGGGAGAGACCCCGTCCAAGGCCAGCTCCCTTTTCGATAACATCAAGGCCTTTAAGGTTTGGTCTGCCGGTCTCGACGATCCAAGAGCCAATAAGGCCTGCTGCCTGTTGAGGTGTGAATTTAGGAAGCCTGCCACCACTCTCTTTAGAAGCTTGGCCGCTAGTCAGGTAGTTCCAAGCGGTTTCAAGTTCTGCTGATCTGGTGACAGCAAAGTAGTTACGAGGTGCCATGGGGTAGCTATAAAAAGAGCCCCCTAGAAGCCCCCTGGAGAGGCCCCTAGAGGGCAGAAGGATGGGAGACACCAAAGAGGCAATCAACAGGCCTCGTAGGGCCTTGTAGATGCCTCTAACGGTTAACTACGCCTTGACCGAAGTAGCCAGACCAATCGAGCTAGAGGTCACAGCATTGCCACGGGCAACACAGGAGCTCAGAATGTCCAGGGCATCGTCCACACGGTTAGCCGTGGTCAGGGCAGCCAGAGCAGCAACAGCAGTTGCATCAAGCTTGGTTTTGGCGTCGGACTCAGCTTTGCAGGTAGAAAGGGCCGAAGCGGGTTTAACAGTGGCAGTAAAAACTTGAGCAGTCATTGTTAAGCAGTTTGGTAGTACAGAAATTCTTGGACCGTCATAGATCCTTTGGCCTGGTTACAAGAACGACAGGCGGTTACACAATTAGTAGCTGATGTCTCACCCCCCTTGCTGCGGGGGCGGACATGATCAATCGTCAAATTGGCGGTGGAACCGCAATAAACGCAGCGATTGTTATCCCGAAGCTTGATCTCATCTCTCCACATTCGCTTGGCATCAGAGCTGCGAAACGTGAGGAGTTCATGCATGAGGCTTCGGGGAGTGTCCATCGGTGGCTCATTACTTCAGGGTTGATTTACCGTTCTTTCCATTGCGAGAGCGGTTCTTAGAAGGGGACTCCAACACAAGGCGTCCGCTCTTCGTATGGCTCAAATCTTTGCCACCCTTTCCGGCAATTCCACGGCGGCGACGTTCCGTCCAGCGTTCCTCAGACTTCTGCTTAACGCCGGGCTTCTTGTTGTATTTACGCTGGTAAGCGTTCTTCTTAGCCCTTAGCTTTGGGTTCTTCTTGTAAGGGTTGTAAGCCATTAGATGTGCTCCTGAACTTCCTCGAAAGTCAGCTCAGGAATCAGACCAGCCAGGCTGGCCAACGGCGAACCATCGACAGCAACACCAGTCACATCATTGGCCTTGAGCCAATCACAGGCGGCTCGGAGATCAGCCGTAGAGGCCTCCCCGGTCTTAATCCTGGTGATCAGTTCCTTCGTCAAAAGAGCATGAAGCTCATCAAAGGCTTCTTCACCTGCTCGCTTAGTCATGTTGACTCCTAGTTATGCTTGAATACAATTTGATCAAGCTTGTTTTCAATGCGAACCATGTGGTCTTCCATCTTGGCCAACGCATGGGATAGCTCTTCCTTTGGCACGTAGCGTTCAGCCATACGAAGCTCCATACGATCCATGCGTTTGTCGACTTCCATGATTCGATTGTTCAATCGTGTGTTGATGGCAAAGAGGCCTGTGAGTCCCGCAATAGCGGCCGAAATTACAGCTTCGATCATTTGGGTTCCTTGGGCCTAAAAGTCATGAACCACCCGGTTCCATTCCCTTCAACAGCCCAACGCCGAATCCAGTTTGTCCAGGTATAACGGACCTCACATCCACCAGATCCACGGGTGACATAGCCACCAGCAACATTGTTCATCTCCCCGTAGGGGTCATGAAAGATGCCATTGATGCCATCATCACCAATCAAAAGCATCCAGTGACCCCCACCACGTGGAGCTGACACAGGGCCTTTATGAAGCACACCAGTGGCGACTGGAAAGCCTTGCTTTAACTCTGATAGCAGAGCAGTACGAGTTCCATTTTGATAGAAACTGGCATGGACACCGTAGTCGCTGCAGGCTTTAATGTGAGACGTGTATTGGGTTGTATCCCCGTATTTTAAAACTGTTTTTAAATAGCTATCGTCAGCATTACTGCCCTTAAGCGCATCCTGCCTGAGATATTTGATGGCCATAGCACACGTTGAGCTAAAGCACATCCGATCTCCATGCTCAGTGGCACTGTCGGTCTGTAAGTAATACTGCTTGACTGGAAGCAGTATCATTGACTCAGCCTTTAAGAATGTCCTTCAGTTTTTGAAGCTTGTCGTCTTCCTTGCGGACCACCTTGAGGTAAGCCACCAAAGACAGGACAATTTGGACGATGCTGTTATCTTTGAGCTTGCTAGCGCCAATGATTTCAGAGCCCAAGAAAAGGGCAAAGAAAACGAGGGTCTCATAAGAGACCTTCAAACCAAGAAAGGTAAGCATGATTAGTGAGAGATATGGTTAAAAGCGCACCGATCTAATTCAGCTACTCTTGACAAGACCTCTCGATGAGATACGCAAGAAGATTGCTTAGGCTTCGACCTTCTTGGTCGGAACGCTTAATGAGTTTTTGATGCAAGGCCCAGCTCATCGTGATGGTCACGCGCTGGGAGTTGCGTCGAAAGTGGGGCACAAAGTCCGCAGAGCTTGCCCCACCTAATTGTGGCTGATTTAATTGGGTCATCATCCTGTGTACGCAGGGTGGTCACGGGGTCGGCTGTTGACGCAGCGCGGCCCCACCATTACCTAGCACAGAACGGGGCGGATAGCTACCTAGACACCCCGAAAGCGGGAGGGTTGTTTGGTAGGTGATCGGGTAGTTGCTCTTGGACAGGGCGGGTGATTGGCTTGTATGAAAGCAGATCCCGCAGCTGCTCTTTGCGCTGCTCGATGCGTTCCCGGCGCTCAGGGCTGAAATCCTTGGTGAGTTCAGAGAAGGCGCGGGTCATCGGTAGTGAAGGGGGCTACTTGGTGAATTCAGCAAAGATCTTGGCACGAATATCACTGCAGATCTCTACTTGACGGCTTTCGGATAAACCGCAAGCGATCGTGGGGTCGTAAGGCAAGTAGTTGTGAAGGGCTAGCCAGACAACCCTGATTTCATCTTTAGTGAGATCCATATGAACTAGAGGGTTGGACTACTCCAGCCCAAGAGCAGCCTTAATCTCCTCAGGGCTTTGAGCTGCATCAATTTCACCTTGAATAACAGCGTATTTATTGCGGATCTCTTGACGTTTGGCCTCTGCGTCAGCGGTATCTTTGCCAGGAATCTGCTTCATGATCACTTCGTCGTAGGGCTTGAACTCCTCAGCGCGTTGCTGGCGGCGACGGTCGTGGCCAATAGCCTTGGCCTTGTCCATGTTGATGGTGATCATTGGGCTGCCTCCTTGGCGGCGAAGTAAGCGTCGGCACCAATGCCGTAGCCGTCAGGGTTGCTGAAGTCAGCCTCCCAGGCTTCGCGGAAGGTGCGGTCGCTGGGGATGTCAGTGAGATCAGAAAACAGGTAAGGGACGCCTGCAGGAACGTCCTTCTGGGCAACGTCCTCGATGGGGAGTTCGCCGGTGGGGATGATGATGGAGACTCCGCCGGTCTCGTTTTGGAAGATGATTCGTTTCATGATGGGTTAGCGGAAAACAGAAGTGCAGACGTAATCACGATCTTTGGCAATACCATTGCTTGCTGTTATGCAAAGTCGATAAGAACTTGTTGTGGGATTCTCCTTAACGTTAGCTGTTCTGTTGTAAAATACACAGGGTGAATCTGGGCCGTCTGCTGGGCTACTCTGGGTAGTGACATGCGCGCCATAATTGGCGTCCGACATTGCCGTAGAAAGGTTCACATAATAGTCCCCCACCCCGTTATCCGTAATACTGCTCACGTTGCCACTTGCTCTAATCGCCACAGTCCCAGTGCCGTTGAAGTTCACCCAGGCGCGTGCTGCGTAAGACGGAGCCGAACCAGAAGCGGTTGACAGCGCAGCTGCTGTACCCGAAACATTGATGCCCCAGGTGCCGCCTGCGTTGGATTGGACTGCGCTTGCTAGGTGAGAAATGCTGGCCTTTCGGGCGTAATTATCAGAGCCATTGGTAACAAGAATTTGGCTAACCCCCGGGTTTTCGTTGTTTGTGGATGCCTGGTTTAAGTGCTGCACAAACAAGTAGCGACCGTAAATGTCGCCATTGCCATCCCGGTAGACAATCGTGTTTCCTGTCGCAGAGGTCGTTGGGTTATTAAATCCGCTGATCGAACCTGCGGTGCCAGTGACGTTGATGCCCCAGGTGCCAGATGCGTTAGCACCTGTCGCAGAAGGCGCTCCCACGCTGTTGTAGGAGACAGTCAAAGCGCCGGAACCATTAAAGGTGCTGCCAGATGCGCCACCAGCGCCACCGTTGTTGAAGGTGACGGAACTCAGGCTGCCGCCCAGCGTCACGCCACTAATAGTGTTGGCCGCCAGCTTGCTGACTGCAATCCCGGCCGTAGCGCTGATGTCACCATTCACGATGGTGCCGTCAGCAATCATGGCTGATGTCACCGTGCCAGTATCGGCTGCGGTAATTGCGGTGCCGCTGATTTTGGCCTTGTCAATGCTACCTGCCAACATTGTGTTGGTTACTGAGCCAGTGTCGGCTGCAGTTATTGCGGTGCCATTGATTTTTGTCTTGTCTATTGCCGCAGAAGCATTAATATCAGCGTTGACCAAGGTGCCATCAGCAATCATTGTGCTGGTGACGGTTCCAATGTCAGTGGCGGTAATAGCAGTTCCGGTTATCTTGGTCTTGTCAATGCTTCCCACCAGCATCGTGTTGGTCACCGTGCCGGTATCGCCAACAGTGACGACGTTCGACCCACCCTTAGTCAGGGCACCAGGAATATTTACATTGCCTGCAGCACTAATGGAGATCCTTTCCGTACCACCAGTCGTAAAGGACAGCTGATCAGCACCAGCGCTAAACACTCCCGTATTGGGATCACCAGAGATGAACAGAGACGGCAACGCAGCCGTACCTGCTGTGATTCCAAGAGGACCAGTAAGGGTATCGCCAGACTTACTGACAAGGTTGCCAGTAGCGGTTACACCACCCTGCCAAGCAGTACCGTTAAAGACACGCAGCTCATTGTTAGTGGTGTTGAAGACTAGATCACCAGTATCGAGGCTAGTGGTCGGATCAGTAGAGGAAACACGGTAACGAGCTGCAAAGTCATTAACCGTGTTCAGGTTACTGGCAACGCTGTTCACGTTGGCAATCGAACCACCAACGTTGTTTACATTGTCAATACTACCTGCAACGGTATTGACGTTGGCAGCATTTGAAGCAACTGCAGTGACGTTGGCACTGTTTGTAGCAACAGTAGTGACATCAGAGCTGATGCCAGCCACAGTCGTCACCTCCGTAGCCTTAGGAACAAGACGATGGAAGGTGTACGTGTGAAGCGTCGAGGTGGTCTCAACAAGCACCCCAAAGCCAGCCGCAAGCACTGTAGAACCGCAACCGTTGATGGTGACGGTATTGGTGCCAGCACCATTAGCAATGGTCACAATCCCTGAGGAGGGAGTCCTAGAGGTGCTGATCTCCTTGATGCTGATGATCGTCCCAGCCCCATCCGGGTTGTTGATGTCCGGGTTGGTAAGGGGGAAGCTGGTCTCGTTGGCAATGGGGACAAAGCCGCCCACGTCATCGACAAGATCAATGATCCGTGCATCGATGGCAGCCGTAGAGGCAATCCTGGAGTCGCTAGACGACCACGTATCGCCACTGAAGATGGTTTCGGTGCTGTCCTGACGGAAGTACCGAGCATCAGAAGCAGAAGTGGTAAAGAAGCTGGTGTCGTTGGGGGTCAAAGCTGAGTGCTCAGCATTGGTGACCACCGTCCCATCAGTCAGCTTCGTCGTAGAGATCACACCATCAGCAATCTTGGCTGCAGTAACCGCGCTATCAGCGATCTTTGCGGTAGTGACATTGCTGTCAGCGATCTTTGCTGTGGTGACGTTGGAATCGGCAATCTTTGCCGTTGTCACATTACTGTCTGCGATCTTTGCAGTTGTGACATTGGCATCAAGGATCTTTGCAGTTGTGACATTACCGTCTGCAATCTTGGCAGTGGTAACGTTGCTATCGGCGATCTTGGCAGTGGTTACGTTTGCGTCGAGGATCTTTGCAGTGATAACTGCATCAGCAGCAATATCAGCAGCAACAATTGTGCCGTCAGCAATCTTTGCACTGGTTATGGCAGAATCTGCAACCTTAGCAGTAGTTACATTGGCATCAGCAATCTTAGCCGTTGTAATATTTGCATCAGCAATCTTGGCTGTGGTGATTTGACTGTCGCCTATGTCAACAGTTGCAATCGTTCCATCTGCAATCTTGGCAGAGGTAATAGCTCCATCGGCCAGATCACCTGTAACAATGGTGCCATCAGCAATTTTAGCTGAAGTTACCGCTCCAGAATCAAGCTTAGCAGTAGTAACTGCTGAATCATTGATTTTTGCAGTAGTAACGGCAGAATTAGCCACCATTGCGGTGGAGACAGTACCTGTGTCACCAGTGCTGACAAGCGTGCCAGAAACATTAGGCAGGCTTAAGGTGCGATCTGCTGTTGGATCACCGCCATTAAGGGTGGTCTCGAATGCATCATCTGTCGTTCCTTCAAAAACAATGCCTTTACCAGCCGCAAAACCAAGATTACCGGACATGGTAGCGCCGGTGGCGTCCACAAACCGAGCCTTAACTTCTTGGTTAATGAAAGAAGACTGAGTAAAGTTATCGTTTAGGTCCTTTGCCCTGACGGTGGAACCTGGATAGAACGTAGCCGGCAAGGCTGAATCGTCGGTGTCACGGTAAATACGAATTGCAGTACCGTTTGTGGGGGCAGCATTAAACTGTACGGTAGTCGCATTGGCGAGAGAGTATGCAGTTGTAATTACCCCATCAAGTTGAACCTTGATGTCTGTGGCCTTGAGGTATGGAAAAGTAAAAGAGTAGAGAACGGTTGAGCCGTTCCCTACATAGTTATTTTCAGTAAGCGCCATTGCTATTTAGGCATGTTTACGATTCGATCTAAGTCGATGGTGCTTGAGTCGACCTGCGGCCTGCGTTGTGAATCCCGAAGGATTTGATTCTCACGGATCTCCCCTTGCAGCTCAGGGAACTCTCGCTTCACTTGCTCAACAGCAGCATCACGATGACGCTCAATAATGCGAACAATCTCGCTGTAGAAGGGCTCATTCTCTTTAACAACACGATCCCCTGCAGCAAGTCGGGCCCTAAAGTCCTTAACTGCAGTGGAGAAGGACGGCTGTTTAATCCAATGTTCAAGCTCTTTATGGAGAGTACTATTCCCCATTATCTGTTGCATGCGGGAACGTTGTTCCCTGTCAAGCTTGACCTTGGATACCGTCTTCGAGATCACCGTATTGTCAAACTCAATATCTTCTAACGCATCGCGCACGATGTCTTTCTTCCTAGTACGGATAGCAATGGGGTTAATGGCATTGAATCCAGCATTGGGGTTAGGCACCAAGCTTCCATCGAGCCAGTCGTACATAGGAGCTCCGACCTTGGCCAAACCACCACTTGCACGGAACAGAGAACGGTCTAAGACCTCGTTGTATTCCTGCATGTAGGGGGTCAGCATGTTCGCAAACGTCGAGCGAACACCAGCCAAGGGAATGAAGTTATTGATAGTGTCTACAGGAACCTGCTTCAAGGTCTCAATACCTTGCCAGCCAGGGGTAAGGATGCGACCAAGAGGCACAACACCCTGCATGTAGCTCTTATTAGTAAAGTTTGCAGCAACTGCATAAGTCAGATAGCCGGCCAGATAGCCTGCACGGTCCTCAGAGAGTCGACCACGCTGGGTCATGTCATAGAGGTCAGCCACAGAGCTCAGCAGCCAGCCAAAAGGCTCGATACGGCTGTAATCAATCCATTTATCACCAACTCGGATAGACCGAGCCGGGTGCTGCTTCAGCCAAAGCTTGCGCTCCTCGGGATCCGGTGGGCCATTACCCGTGATCATGCCGTTATGAGCAGATAGAGCCGCTCCAAGCACCAAGACGGTGCCCCAAGCCTGCCTACCACGCATCACAGCCTTGGCATATTCATCCTCACCGGCCATAACAGCCTTATATTCATCCAAGTACTTGCCAAGAACAGGAACATGAGTCCCTGCATAGACCAAGATGTTATGACCTGTCTTCACAAATGGGAAGAAGATCTTCATCACAGGTACTGAGTTAACAAAGTTCCCGAATGACTTAGCCATACCCTCCAGTTCTGCCTGGAAGGTCACATCCTTAGCGACATCGAGAAGCTCATCATCGAGGATGCGTCCAGTATCAGGGTCAAAGGTACGGTCGTAGCTTGCCTTGTAAAGGCGCTCGAAGACCTCCTTAACAGGATCATCAGTTCCAGCAGACTCTTCGATAGCCTTCATCATGGTCCTGGAGTTGTACTCCATACGAGAGACCATGGTCTTGAAGAACTCGTCACCACCCGTCAACAACTTGCTAGGCCAGTTGAACAGCGGGAAGTTAGCGATGTTGTTCATCATATCGATGAGGCCAACACCTGCCTTAAAGCCCATGTCATCAGAAATCTCAGCCGACTTGCGGAGGATCTGAAGCTGCAGGTCGGCCTGAGTGGCCTCAATAAAGCCCTTATCACCCTCATTGACAGCCCCATCCTTCATGGAGCGCCAAGCAATATCAAAGGCGTCCTGGATGGTCTGAGAGAAGTTGTAGAACGATGCTGCAGCAGCTTTCTTAGCGGAGGCATTGCCACCAGTTGCAGCAGCGATGGGACGATAGATGGTGTTGACCATCCCACTCACAATGTTGGTGAGTTGGGTCTTGGGGCCAGCAAGCAGGGAGTTGTAAAAGATCGACAGACCTTTGCCAACAATGAGCTTGTCCATCCACTTACCAAGGCTTGCCATCTTGGACACATCACCTTCAGCAAGCACCAGGGCGTTCAGCAGCCGGTAGCCGGCCTGACGAGCTTCAGGGTCAGCCTCAGCCATGCGACGAACAATGCCATCGAGCTGTTGGTCAACATTCCTGATCTCACGGGCAAGCTGTTCAGGAGTCAGAGTCCTGACGGGTATGGAGATCGTTCCGCCCAGCAGGGGGATGGGGATCTGATAAGCCCTCAGCATGTTGCCGTAGACATTGGCGCTGACCTTGTGGACACGCATCAGGGCCTTGAGATTGTCTGCAAGACGGCTAAATGCAGGAATTGCATCGACGTTGTTGTCGATCATCGTCATGAGCGGGCCAGCAGTCTCATACATCTGGTTAGCCAGCTCCTGCATCAGACCACGCACCTGAACAATGCCAGCTCGGGACAAGAGAACATCGTTGCCGACCTGCTGAGTGAGGAGCTGCGACATATCAACGTCGAAGTTCTCACCAAGAGCATCTTGCATGCCACGCCAGGCATCCATGACGATCTCCTCTTCACTCATGCGGGAGATATCAGAAAGCTCCTCCAAATCAATCGGGTTTTGCTGCACCATGCGGCGCAGAAGATTGCCGGCACCATCAGAGGTAGCAGCAGCAATCTGACGGATCTGAGCCTGGGTTACAGTCCGACGCGAGGCGCGACGACCATTCAGAAGGCTCTGGGTGTTCAGCTGATCAGCAAGGGCCTCAGTGGGCGTAACAAGCCTCGGCTCAACAGGAACGCCATACGTGGAAGCAAGGTGCTGCCCCATGGTGTCCCT